ACTTCAGGATCACTAAAACAACTAAAGGTGGTTATGCTGACTACTCAACATCAAAATGGTCAAGAAGAGAAAGACCGTTGGACGAGGCAGAGAGAGCCGCGATCGACACACACGGGTTACACAACCTGGGTGACTTTAGACCAAAAGAACCAACAGAAGCAGAGGTCAAGATAATCGCAGAACTATTTGCGAAATCTGTGGAAGGTGAGGCTTATGATCTTGAGCAGTATGGACAGTACTTCAGACCAGCGGGCGTGGCTTACCAGGGTAAACCACAGGTAGCAGTACCAACAGCATCGGCTCCAGCGGCAACACCAGTGGCAGAAGCGGCTCCAACAGCGGCTCCAGTTACTGAGAGTGCACCAGCACCACAACCTGAGGCGGCTCCGGCAACGGCGGCCCCGGCGGGCGACAGTGCCAAGAGAGCGGAAGACATCTTGAAGTTGATTAGATCAAGACAAGCAAAATAATCTGACATTTTACCAAGGCCCTAATATTGACGTTAGGGCCTAGGTATGCTAAAATAGATGACACAAAGGATAAAATTATGACAAAAGTATTTGACGCAACAAAATTTAGAAAGAGTATCACAAAGTCTATACAAGGCTTAGGCATAGGATTTAGCGATCCCACAGATTGGATCTCAACAGGAAATTACGCATTGAACTATTTGATGACCAGTGATTTCAACAAAGGAATTCCACTAGGCAAGGTTACAGTACTTGCGGGTGAATCCGGAGCGGGAAAAAGTTACATAGCATCAGGAAACATTATCAAGAACGCACAGGAACAAGGTATATTCGTTATACTGATTGACACAGAGAACGCACTAGATGAGAAATGGTTGCAGGCATTGAAAGTGGACACATCAGAAGACAAACTTTTAAAACTAAGCATGTCAATGGTTGATGATGTTGCAAAAACTGTTTCGGAGTTCATGAAAGGTTACAAAGAGCAACACGCAGACAACAAGGAAGGTGCACCTAAAGTGCTATTCGTTATAGACAGTCTAGGCATGATGCTTACACCAACAGACGTTAATCAGTTTGAAGCAGGTGACATGAAAGGTGACTTGGGTAGAAAACCTAAGGCCTTGACAGCACTTGTGAGAAACTGTGTGAACATGTTTGGTAGTTGGAACGTGGGACTTATAGCAACCAATCACACATACGCATCGCAAGATATGTTCGATCCGGATGACAAGATATCAGGCGGACAAGGATTTATCTATGCATCAAGTATTGTTGTTGCAATGAAAAAACTAAAACTTAAAGAAGACGAAGCAGGTAACAAAGTTTCAGACGTGAGGGGTATCAGAGCCGCTTGTAAGGTAATGAAAACTAGATATGCTAAACCGTTTGAAGGTGTGCAGGTCAAGATACCTTATGACACAGGAATGGATCCATACAGTGGCCTAGTCGAGTTGTTTGAGAAAAAAGGTTTGCTAGTACAGACAGGAAACAGATTGAAGTATATTGATTCTAAAGGAAAAGAACATATCGACTTCAGAAAACAATGGACCGGTGATAAATTAGATATGATAATGGCGGAGTTCAAAGATGAAGCACCTGTAGAAGAGGTGGAAGATATTGATGCTCCCATCGAAGTAGAAACAAAAACAAAGAGTAAAAAAGAAGAGTAATGATAGACTTTACACACGAGGACATCGAAAGGTTATGGAACTCCATAACACACTACGTTCCAGAGAGGCAGAAACTGGATTGTGCCATAGACTTTATCAAAAGCCTAGAGGACATCGGGGTGGAACACGACGTACTCAAAGGATCTGCAGAGCTTGATCCAAGATTAGAAGAAGCCGTTGCAACTGTGTTCGAGGAAGACGAAGAGTCAGACGGATACGGCGAAGATGATTAATTGGTACAACGAAGTCAGCAGGAACCTAGCCAAGATACCAGACTGCGTGGCATACTTCGACAAGGAATTGATCGAGGCCAAGAAGCAGTGCAAGATATACGGTAACCTGGAAAGAGCCAGTGCGTCACTGCCAGGCATTGTGGAAGAGAGATTCAGCCAACTGCAACAGTTAGAAGCCATACTGGAATACCTGAACATTGAGTTGAGGAGACTGAGATCGAAGACCTTTAGGAAATACTTAGAAAATTACAACAGAGCACTATCAAGCAGAGACGCAGAGAAGTATGTTGACGGCGAGGATGATGTGGTAGACATGGACAAGATCATCAACGACTTCGCACTGATAAGAAACCAATGGCTGGGCATAACCAAAGGACTGGACCAGAAGCAATGGCAGATCACAAACATTGTCAAACTGAGGGTCGCGGGAATGGAAGATGCCGATATCAAATAACAGGATAATTCTCACAGACGTTGATGGCGTGCTTCTAGAATGGGAACACCATTTTTCTAAGTGGATGGCGCTGAGATCATATTTTGATAAAAACGGAACGAGATATTATCCCTATAAACAATTGCCAGACATGCTGGGCGAATATGACATGGCAATCAGGTATGGAGTCAGCAAAGACACAATCAGACAGGAGATAAGAGAATTCAATAGGAGTGCTTGGATGGGAACACAGAGACCTATGCTAGAATCACAGACCTGGGTAAAACTGTTGGCGGCAGAGGGGTGGACGTTCATACCTATCACATCACAGACATCAGACATACCAGGACAGCAATTACGTAAGCAGAGATTGGGAGAACTGTTTGGGGATCATATATTCACAAATTACCATATACTGGGCACGGGTGCTGACAAAGACAGTGCTTTAGCGGAGTTTCATGATACCGGACTGTATTGGGTCGAGGACAAGCCAAAGAACGCTGTACTGGGGCTCAAATACGGTTTAACGCCTATATTAATAGACCATCCATACAATCAAGACTTTGATCATCCTGACATTATCCGTGTAAGTAATTGGAAACAAATACACGAGGTAGTCAGTGAAAGAATCAAAAAATAAAAGCAATTTCTGTATAAGACCGTTCAATAGTGCATTGATCACTACCACAGGAAATTTGAGACTTTGTTGTAAGATAAAACCAAAATCAACCAAATTTAAAAATTTCAAAGAAAGTAATATTGAAAAAGATACCATGGAACAATGGTGGGTCAGTGACTACAATAACTACGTAAGACAAAGTTTTTTAGAAAACAAAAGGATAAAAGAATGTGCTACTTGCTGGAACCAAGAAAAACAAGGACTAGCGAGTCATCGTACAAAAGGAAATTATCACCACAAGGCCATATTTCAAAACAGGTATGAAAGAAACCTCAAACTTATAGGCAAAGATGCACTGCCATTCCCGGAAGATGTAGAAATACACATTACAAATTTATGCAATCTTAAATGCCAGATGTGTACGGGAAGGTACAGCTCTCGTCTTCTCGTTGAAAATAACGCCCTAGGGTACGAAAAGTTAAACCAGAAAGACTATGACCTAAATGACGAGAATTACGAAAAAATTAAAAATTTAGTAAAGCACGACATTAAATTACTAAATTTAATAGGCGGTGAACCATTGTTTAATAAAAAGATTATCAACCTACTTTCGACTCTTGTCACAAATAACAAAGCAAGTGAAATGTCCTTGCACATAACAACCAATGGCACAATATGTAACAACAAAATTTTAAACTTGCTGAAAAATTTTAAAAATGTTAGATTAATGCTGAGCATCGAAGGCACAGGAAAACATAATGAATACATAAGATATCCATCATCCTGGACTGAGATAAAAAGAAATATCAAAGAATTCAAAACCTTGCCCAATGTATACCTTTGTATCAACACAGTGGTTCAAAATCTAAATGTTCTGTATATTGACGAACTGCTCCAATACGCCCATCAAAATGATATTTTTATCACTCTATATTTGTTAGAAGACCCAGACTACTTAGAAACTTTCAACTTACCAAAAAAAATATTGCAAGAAGCGTATGATAAGTTGAAAAATATTCCCAATGAAAAACTTACACACACCAAAAACGTAGAAGAAATAATTTCATTACTGAAGGAACAACTGAACAACCATGTTGTTGATGGGGGGAAATATACACAATTTATCAAGATGATAAAAAGTCGAGATAATTATAGGAAAGTACACATCAAAAATTATATGCCTGAATTGGCAAAAGAAATTTATAAATGAAAATATATGTAGGACACGACAGCAGAGAAGACATAGCATACCAAGTGTGTGAGCATAGTATCAAGCGTAGAGACCCATCTGCAGAGGTAATTCCTTTGAAACAAAAACAGATGCGGGACCAAGGACTTTACACCAGACCAGTGGACAAGTTGGCATCAACTGAGTTCACGTTCACTAGGTTCTTCGTGCCTTATATGAACGACTTCAAAGGATGGGCGGTGTTCTGTGATTGTGATTTCCTATGGAAGATCCCAAGTCATGAACTTGTGAAATATTGTGATACAAGCAAGGCAGTAGTTGTGGTGCAACACGATTATGCACCAAAAGAAACAACCAAGATGGATGGACAGGTGCAGACATCTTATCCCAGAAAGAACTGGTCCAGCATGGTGTTATGGAACTGCGAACACCCCAAGAACAAAATACTTACACCGGAACTTTTAAACGAAGAATCACCAAAGTTCCTACACAGGTTCAGTTGGTTGGAGGACCATGAGATAGGCTCAATGCCAGCAGAGTATAACTGGTTAGTGGGTTGGTACAAAGAACCAAAGGACGGTACACCAAAAGTATTACACTACACAGAAGGTGGTCCATGGTTCGACGGTTATCGAGATTGTGAGTATGCAGATGACTGGAAGAAAGAGCTAATAAATCTTTTTAGTTCATAGAATTAAAAATAAATCTTATCTATCTGATCAACGTTAGACTTCTGTTCGATGACTTCGCTGTTGTTAAATCCTAATTCAAACATAAATTCGTCCATTTCGCTTTCTGACGGCATGTCAGGAAATTGTTTGTCCTTATGTGTATTGACTTCTTGGACAACATACTTGGCACGTGCGAATATTTCAGGAGCACCTTTCATAATCATAATTTCGGCACCCTGCACATCCTGTTTTATCAAATCAAACTGTGCCTCCTTGCCAACCAATTGATCCAAAGTCTGCATCTGTCTAATCTCGTGATCTTTGAAAATGCCAAACACTGTTGAGCCTTTTGTGTAAGTGATCTTCTTTTTACTTCCTTTGTTTATCTCACGTAGATACATTTTAACTTCTCTATTACTATCTCCAAGCACAGCGATGTGATAATTGTGGGCAATTTCTTTCAAATGTTTTTCATATTTTGGTCCTGCTTCTATGCAAGTGTATTCTGCATCAGGCCATATTGGTTTTACACTATTGGTCCAGAATCCTATGTTAGCACCTATGTCTAGGATTTTCATTGGCATAAAATTTTTTTCTGTCTTAAGTTTTTTTAGATAATCGTACATCATGCTTTGTAATAAATTATATCTGGCCAAGATTTGATCAAGACGTTGAATCCCAAGGATTTCAAATGTTCCTTTATATCTTTCTTACTGCTACCGTATTTCTCACTGTTGCCGTTTAATTCTATCATTAAGTATTTGACATTTTCTAGAGTTTTTTCCGCACCCTTAAGTACTTCCATCTCTAATCCTTCAACATCTATCTTTATGAAATCTACATCCTTGTATCCTAAATGATCAAGTTTGTTTATCCAGATATCACCTTTTTCTAGCAACACCCTAGTGTTCTGGGTAGCACTTTCTTTTGTTAACTTTATATGTCCGTCTTCGTTGCCTACTGCTTGATTGTGTGATTCTATATGAATGTATGGACTTATGTTCCTTAGGAGGCATTCGTAGTGTATGTTGTTAGGTTCGTAGCAATGAATCTTTTTTGCAAATTGTTGCATAGACAATGTCCAGGTGCCGCACCATGCTCCCACATCAACTATACAATTAAATTTCATGTCATTCTTCTTACACCACTCTATCAATTTATTTAGACAGGTGTCCTGCATGTAAGGATGTCCTTTTTCACGCCATTGTTCTATCTGTGCATCGTTTGATGGCACCCATAATCCATTAGATAATTGTTCTATACTCATAGCAGACCTTTGTCCATTAATATCTCTACTGCTTTTCCGTTGACAATTTCTTCAGGAGTAAACTGTTGATATGCCAGACTGTAAAGCCAATCCTCACAACCAACAAAATAAGGATTTTCAATATTTGAAAGTTCTTGTCCTCCGACTTCTTTGGCAAAACTTTTTTCATCACATATTACAGGTATGCCCATGCACTGTGCTTCAACGGCCGCTATCGAACAACTTGTTATACACACCCAAGCATCTTTAAGATCCTCAGATAAGGGAACTGTTGCCTCACTTGGTCCTGACGTTCCTCTGCCACGTGGTTTGTGTCGAATTTTTATCGGTCTGTCTGTGTATCTTTTAATTTGTTTTACAATGTCTTTCGTCCAGTTTGGTTTGTCTAAATACTCGTGTATACCTGCCGAACTAGGACACACTAATACGTAACTGCCTTTGAAATTGGGTGCTTTAATTTTAATTCCAAATTTATCAAACCTATCAGACTTACACATTTTAATATACGATGCATGAATTTTATTTTTACAAATACGCCAATAATGATTGTTAGGTTTTAGATTATTGTTATCAAATCTTCCAAAGTATGGAGTATCTGTGAACCAAAACTGATGTTTACGTGCTTCGAGTTTTTTGACCATTGCTCTATTATTGCCAACAAATCCCCAGAACATGCTGTTCGCTACTGGTTCTATTTCAGTTTGATTGTTTAACAGTTTAGTTTGTTCTGGCCAAGACTTCTGTACGCCATCAAACACTTCATATGCCTTGCTGTTCTTATTATTAAATGGTGCGTAAATTGTTAGCATCTATAAATTCCATAAGTTGTTCGGCCCATTGATTGTGTCCTTCTGCAGATGGATGAGGATCGTTTGGACTCACTATCAATTTTTTATCGGAAACAAATTCAAGATGACTTATGTTTGGACTGAAAAATCTATCCATGTTGATTGCGTTCCTAATCACATGAAAGTCTTCTGTGCCGTTACCAAAGTCATTGGGTAAAGAGTTATACATCACATAGGGTATTTGCTTACGCTCGAAGTAGTTCTGTAAGTCAAAAACATTATCAAGAAAATTCATAGTGAGATTGTTTTCTATATCCCATCCTTTACGACTTCGTATGAAACTTACATTATCCAATGTTTTCCAGGTACGCCAAGTAAGATCGGTGCCCGGTATACGTCCTTTCTTCCACCCATCATCTGTTATGTAATCATTTCTGACAGCACTGGACCAACCTATCACAGCAAAAATATCTTTGCCTTTGTTTTGTTCAACCCAAACTTTAGTGGAGAATCCTACCCTGGTGTTACCTCTTCCTCCCATTGACAGATTTACTAAATCCATACCGTAATTTTCAGCGATTATCTTTGTGGTAAATGTGTCCACGCCGTCTTTGGGCCTGGGTGTAAGAAAACTACATCCGTTTGAAAATAATATCATGATCGTGTATTATAACATAATTATTAATAAAATGTCAGTAAAAAATATAAACTCCCTGAAGTATTTCCTTGATAGGTGGGAAATGGTAGATCCCGAGTACAACTACACAGTACGTTATCACGAGTCAATAGATCCAACGTTCACTAGTTTACCAACATTCGTTGCAGAGTTTCATGAATGTAAGGTTAACACCTGTCCTTTACTAATGACTAGAGAAAATAAAATGATCACAGAATATGTGTGGCCAATAACTCACAAGAACAAACACAAACCTCACAAGACACACGGCCTGTGGAAAGAATGGAAGGACGAGATGTCTGTTGAGATGCCTCCGATCACTGAGTTTTTTCATGAGAAGGACACATACGTGTGGTTGCCGATCGATGACGACAGTCAAAACAATCCATGGCACATATGGATTGACGTTATTTCTAAATTTAGATTGTTAGAAAAAAGATGGTCCACAAATTTCACAAGATACTGTTTTGTTTTGGCCAACCATAGTGCTTACTTTGAAAAGGTATGTAAAGAATTATTTCCAAATGTTAAGATTGTTGTGATGCCTAAGGGTGCCACGTGGAAATTCAAACACTTGATCGTGCCTAGTATGAGTAACTCAAAAGACGGAGTGATTGTTCCTCCACTTGCGCCATGGTTGCGACATTTCAAAGGTCTCAAAAATCTAAGAGGTGTAACGCCACACAGAAAGATAGTGGTGCTAAGACCCGGAGCAAAAAGTAGGAAATTAGTAAACTCCGATGAGTTATTATTAAAATTAAAAGGATGGGAAACTGTTGCATTGGAACAAATGTCAATACGAGAACAAATGAAGACCTTTGCAGAGGCATCACATGTTGTTGCGGCACATGGTGCAGGGTTGGTGAACTTGTTGTGGTGTCAGCCTGGAACGAAAGTCATAGAGATACAGGATAAAAACATGATACACAAAAAGGTATATCCGTTGTTGTCACACAATCTAAATCTACAGCATAAATTATATTTGGCAGAGGTGGAACCAATTCCTTCAAAAGACGGATCTAAACCAAAAGGTATAAAACGTTTCAGTGACATGATCAACTTTAAAATTAACATACCCGAAATAATGGAGCACCTCGAATGAGAATTTCAGTCCTGCAGAAAAAACCAACATTGGTCTTAGAACCATATCCGCATTTTGTAATCGAGAATGCACTTCCACAGGACATCTATGATAGTCTCGAAAAAGAATGGCCAAAGGAGCAACTGTTAGAAACTGAACCGTTTGACTCAGGTATTTGTCACAGACTAAAAGCAGACGAGATGTTGAAGCCAGGAAAGGTTTCCAATGTATGGAAAGAATTTACTGAATACCATACTTCTGCGTCTTTCTATAAAGAAATGGAAGAAGCATTTAGTAATCTTGTACCTCACATAGAGAATTTAGAGAATACTTTAAGTCCGAGGGGGTGGGACAAAGGTGACGATTGGGTCGGCACTGACTGTCAGACTGTCATGCACAAACCTATTGACTTTAGTTCGAGAACACCACACATAGACAACCCTAGAGAAATTTATGCGGCCTTACTTTACATGCCTTACAAAGATGACCAAAGCACAGGGGGTGAGTTCCAAATACACAAAACAGATACAAACATACATGAAGTTAATAAAAATGGCGGAAGGGCGGTGGGCGATAAAGCCGGTGAGATAGTTAAGACTGTACCATACAAATCCAACACACTGGTTGCCTTTTGTAACAACTCGACAAAATGTGTACACAGTGTATCTGCTAGACAAGATGCCATACTACATAGAAGAAGTGTTAATATCATTGCTGAGTTCAATAGAGCCGCCAAACGTAAAATGTTTGAAGTAAAGGAAAATAGAAGATAATGCTGTCAGGCATACACACAACCAAACCGAGGACACAACGATACATAGATGCCTTTGTTAGAGGATCTGGTCAAGGAAGTATATATCATTTCCGTCAATTAAAACAACTACCTAAAGAAGAGTTAACCATGTATGGAATACTTGCAGGGTCAGGGGAGGTGTACAAATGGTGTGAGAAGGAACACAGAGATTTCTATTTCATGGATCACGGCTATTTTACAAATGCTCATGTGACACCACACTGGCTAAGAATAACAAAAAACAAGCACTGTCAAAACATATTACAACAAAGGCCTATAGACCGTTATGAGAAAAATTTTAAGGAAGATATCAAGCCATGGAATAAAGGGAAAAAGATTCTAGTATTGCCTCCAACAAATGCAATAGCAAATTTTTTCAATGCAACAGAATGGTTAGACAAAACTATTAAAGTATTAAAAGAAAACACAGATAGAGAAATTGACATCAGAGAGAAACCTTACAATCCAATTGTTGGTAAAGATCATGTCGGTGCAACAGTTAAGATTGAAACTAAAACAATACACAAAGGCAAAATAAACTGGAACGATTACCATGCAACGGTCACGTACAATTCCAATACCATGGTTGCCAGTCTGACAAATGGTGTTCCTGTGTTCTGTGATCCCAACAACAGTGCGGCCGCTCCTATATCTGAGACGGATTTCAGCAAGATAGAAACACCTAAATACGGCGATAGGATTGCATTATTCAGCAGTCTAGCATATAATATTTGGACACTAAAAGAAATGGCAGATGGAACTGCCTGGAGAATGCTCAATGAAGGTTGAAATATTTAGAAGGACGGTAAAAGATCGTAAACGAGGAAATAGTTATGATCTCTTGTATCACTTGAAAGAAGGCATAGAGGCCTCGGGTGACGAAGCAGTCATAGTGAATGAACATAGGACTGGGCCAACTGTGGAAGGCGAAATGACACCAACTGCCCCAATGGCGGCCATGTTTGGCTACGGTGGAGACAAACAGATGCACCACACAAAAGGAAGACGGAGAGAACTTGCAAACAACTGCAGAGCAAAAAAAATTCCGTTGATAACATTTGATGGCGGACTGCTGTCAAGTTTTGGAAACGTATCAACATCTCCCGATCACCACTTCAGGGTGTCATTGTACACTCCTATGAACGACGGCGACTTCTTATCAGATAACAGTCCTAGTGATCGTTGGGAAATGATGGTAAAGAAATTTAAAGTGCGGTACGAGCCATGGAGAAAATCAAATCAGGATGATCCTATTTTATTTGGACTACAACCAAAGGACAACTGGAGTATGAACGAAATGGATCCTATTGAATGGTTCAATAAAGTGTATGAAAAACTGAGACCTATAACAGATAGAAAATTTATCGTGAGACCACATCCAAACAATGTGGCAAATATTGATGGACGTAGTGGCGAACTGCCTGACGACGTGGAAATACAGTTCACACAGAAACATTTTGCAGGAGATCAGAAAAAGCACTATAGATTTCATTTCCAGGAGGCTTTAAATAATTGCCATGCTTTTGTTACTCACAATTCTACTGCCAGTGTCGATTCCTGCATTCGTGGAATCCCTACCTTTGTTACCTCAGATCTTGCACTCTGTTGGCCTGTAGCGAATACAAATCTAAATAATATAGAAACCCCTGAGTATCCCGATAGGACACAATGGACCAACGATCTTGGTTACAAGATGTGGAGTATCAAAGAAATCAAAGACGGTACAGTATATAAAAGATTCAAACAAAGGCTGGGTCTTTAATGAAAACATTAACAGTCATTACTACGTTCCCTCCTAATAGATGGAATGCGTATGCTAAAAGAATGTTACAAAGTCATATTGATTTTTGGCCGGGAGACGTAATGATCCATGCATATCACGAAGGTGATAAACCAAACTTCAATCACGAAAAAATAAAATACATTAATATAGAGGAAGTAAATCCTGAACTAGTAAAATTCAAACAAAGACACAAGGACGATCCTGTTGCCAACGGCGAGATCACAGAGATAGCAGGGGGTGTGAGAAGAGATCCCAACGCTGGAAAAAATGATCGTGGAAAAGGCTCGTATCTTTGGGACGCTATTAGATTTGCTCATAAAACTTTTGCTGTTGATCATGCAATCAAGAATGCAGACACAGATTATGTGTTGTGGCTAGATGCTGACACATATACGTTTAGGCCAATCACAAAAGATTTTGTTATAGGACTTTTGCCTGAAACAAAACTAGTTAACTTTTTAGGACGTGGAGAAAAGTACCCGGAGTGCGGATGGGTATGCTACAACACAAAACATCCTAAGGTAGATCAATTTATGAAATACTGGACAGAGATGTATATCAACGATACAATATTTCAAGAACTAGAATGGCACGACAGTTATCTGTTCTGGCAATGTGTAAAACGTATTGCTCCTGACGAAGGGGAAGATATAGGAAAAGGTGCAGGCGCCAAAGGGCATCACGTGTTCATTAACAGTGTGTTAGGTGCGTATATCGATCACATGAAGGGTAAAAGAAAAGTCAAAGGTAAAAGTAGTAAAAGCGATTTACGTGGCGACAGGAACGAGTCTTACTGGCAAAATGTAGAAGCCTATGATCCCTTTGGTGGTATAAAATTTGATCCTAAACAGGCAGATGACATAGTAAGTAAAGTGGCCAAAGGAAAACAAGGAAACTGATGAGATTAGAAGTATGGACAGACCATGGACCACAAAATTCAAAGCCTATATTTGACGCTTTTGTAAAAAGTCTCAAGGATGCAGGCGATACTGTATATCTAAATAAATCGGCCAATGCCGACGTGGCAGTGATATGGAGTGTGCTTTGGCGTGGCAGAATGGAACAATACAAGAGAATATGGAACGACTACAGGAGTAGAGGTAAGCCGGTGATAGTATTAGAAGTGGGAGGACTTAGAAGGAACGAAAGTTTTAAAATAGGGATAAACGGAATCAACAGAGATGCAGACTTTGCCAACCAACAGTTCGACGATAAACGTTGGCCACTTTTCAAACACACACTAAAACATTGGAATCCAACAGGAGACATGATTGTCATATGTGGACAACACGATGCGTCAGAACAATGGAAGGGACTTCCTAGAATGGAAAAATGGATAATCCAACAAATAGAGGAAATCAGAAAGTACACCACAAGGCCAATATTGGTGAGACCGCATCCGAGGAACACAATACAGTTCAAAGAAAATGATTTTGAAAATGTAAAAGTTCGACTGCCTAAAAGAGATTTCAGGACATACGACGACACTGACTTCAAGATAACTTTAGAACGTACATGGGCCGTTGTTAATCACAGTTCTAACCCTGCGATGGAGGCCGTCATCAGAGGCATACCTGTTTTTGTTTCCGAATCGAGTCTGTGCCATGACGTGGGCAATATCGAACTGGCAGACATAAACACACCAGCCATGCCTAGCAGATTGAACTGGGCAAACTGGTTGAGTTATACAGAGTGGTTCAAAGACGAGATAGAAGCGGGCCTGCCATGGGCTAGAATTAGGAAAAGATTAGAAGAGAAATATCTTAAATGAAAACTATAACATTACCTAGAAAACCTGAAATCGCACCCATAGAATGGACACCATACGCAGGTGAAACTATTATCTTAAACACAATAATACGCAAAGGAGAACGTATACAGGAAACAGGATTCTTCGAAGACAAGGTCAAAGCAGTACCTAGAGGCAATGCATACTGTATAGGCAACGGTCCTTCACGTAAAGGATTCGACCTAAACAAACTAAAGGCAACAGGGCAGACATATGGATGTAATGCGTTGTACAGAGACTTTATGCCTGACTTCATTTTCTCCGTAGACACCAAGATGTCAGTGAAAATGTGTGAGGACGAAGTGGGCCTGAAAACAATACACTATGCGCCATCTCTAGAAGTCAATAGGAAACAGAACAAAGGTATGCTACATCTCATTCCTAATAACCCGCACTGGATATCAGGTAATGCGGCATTCTGGACGGCTGGTGTGCATGGGCACAAGAACATCTATTTGTTGGGCTACGACTTCAGAGAGTACGGCAAGGACCGACTGAATAACATTTATCAAGACACAGAATGTTATGGCAAACGACACGACGATAAAATTTTCGAAGGGTGGCTAAAACAATTCAGAGACATGTTGAAGATGAGACCTTACGTCAACTACACTGTGGTACATGACAATCCTCCTGATTATATGAATTACTTACAGACAGGAACGGACCTAGGTAACAGTAGAGTTATAACTTATGCGGAGTTTGAAAAAGAACTAACACCTAGTCAGGCCTAGCCCACACGCTTTAAATTTTTCTCTCCAAGCAAAAAAGTTTGCATTGTGATTTGAATAAGGATCTTTGATCCATGTCATTTGATATAGATGCACCATTTCGTGTGCTAACGTTTCTATAAAATCTTTCCATTTAGGAAATTTTTGATGTAGTTCGATGTAGTACTCAACTTCGATATGGTAAGGTATAATTCTCTGATCAAATTTTCCTTTAGGTGTTTTTCTATTGTCCCAATTGGCCACACATCTACCCCAATCTTTATGCAAATTCCTAATATATAACGGAACCATTGGTAATCTACTGTTGAATAGTGTCTTGTTTAGATACCTAAACCAATTGTATGCTTGAGCCTCTGTGGGTCTAAAGCCGACTGCGTTCCTGTGTCTAGTCAGAGTATTTTCCAACTTGATCTTCAGTTGTTTCTTGACATTTACACTTTTGTTTATTTTCTTCTTTTTCATGGTTGACTGCTTTACCAATTATGCTATAATATACTAGTAATTATCTAAAAACCCATGGACAATATGCACACAGATTTACCAAAAACAATTAACGAAGCACTCAAAATACTAGCATATAATGATTATTTTTGGGCAAATCCCTCAATGGTAGGAAATACAACCGTAATCAAGCCACACCCAAAGGACCTATCAACAGTGAAATCACTGGCAGAATCTCAGTATGCTTGGACTGAAAAGCAGGCCAAGTTGGCTCTAGTTTTACTGAAGAGATACCTTACCAAATTCCAGGCACACGGAATGGACATCAAAGACTTGCTGGACAACCCCAAGTACGATGACGATTTCCGGGTTATCAGTTTTGATAAAAGCATTGAAAAGTATATCGACGAGGACAATGTCACAAAAATAGAGATGCGATTCCCATACAACAAGAAAGTAATACAATTGATTAGATGTGTGAAGGACAAACGTGGCCTACCCGGAATGTATGCACTGTATGATGGCGAATCTAAAAAATGGACTTTCTTACACACCGACGTTACTGCTTACTACTTGACATTGATAGCAGTAAGATATGATTTTAAATTCGGTGACGATAGTCTACTAAACGACTACGAACAAATTAAGAAAGAGATAATGGGACATAGGAAGCCAACAGCAAGACTGATTGGTGGAGAGATTGTATTAGATAATGCGGCAGAGTCGTTGCAAGACTACTGGAATGATAATTTGAAAAGTAAACCAACGTTGCATCAATTGGATTCTTTAAAGAACTTCGATATAAAAGCAAACGGACTAGATGTTCCGGCGCAGACCATTGTGGCAAAAAAGATAGCACACAACAACAATCATATATTATGGGTAGACTCAAAAACTTTTGCAAAGCACGAAGTGGTCAAAGGTCTTTTAGAGTTAGACTGTTTTCCTTTGATCATGCCTGTAAGTGGAGACATACACATGGAAGAAGATGTAAGGAATTGTTGGGAATGGTTGAATGTTTTTAAATCGCACGGCATAGATATACTGAACGATTGTTCTTGGGGGTTCGATGTCAAAGAGCCGATATACAAAAAAGATATAGATAAATTTACAGATGAAAAACATTGGTTGGTGGACAATCAAAAACCGCAGGAGTTCTTTGAGAATCTGTATGAGTTACATCAGATGAGCAAACAGTTTAAATTGATAACTGATAACACAAAAGTAATTTTCGTACGTAATAGAATACCAAGAGCGTTGATCAAAAGCAAGGTAAAACCAAAAGCATCATTGGTGGCAATAGGTGGAGGACATTACGCAGGAGGAACAGACAATCTCAAAAGACTTCTTGAAAATCTTCCAAAAAAGTTGTATTATAGTGACTATCAGCCAAGCAGTTGGGATTGGCAAGATCGTATTATAGTAAAACTTTAGAATGAGCAGTTGTAAATTAGTAATAAAAGACGAAGTAAATGTGAAGTTCGAGAACCTATCTCTCGAATGGCGTAAGAGATTATCTAACAAATTCAAATACGAGATACCATATGCTAGACATTTGCCAGCAGTGAAACTAGGCAGGTGGGACGGCAAGGTGTCGTTCTTTGGACTAGGTGGTACAACATATCTGAACCTGGTGGATCAAATACTGCCGATACTAGAAGAGGGCGGGGTGTATGTTGACTTCGAGGATCAAAGAACTCAACATAATTTCGAATTTAAAGCAGTTGATAAAAATTATCTTTCAAACATAACTTGGCCGGAGGCACACCCGTGTGCCGGACAGCCTATAGAGTTAAGGGACTATCAAGTAGAGACAATAAACAAATTCATAGAGAATCCACAATGCATACAAGAGATCGCCACTGGTGCAGGTAAGACTATAATTACAGCGGCGTTATGCCAATTGGTCGAACCTTACGGACGTACACTGACGATAGTGCCAAACAAGAGTCTAGTAACACAGACTGAAGAAGATTTCCTTGCTTGTAACTTGGACACAGGTGTATACTACGGAGATCGTAAAGAACTAGGAAGGTTCAACACAATAGCAACATGGCAGTCATTGAACGTGTTAGAAAAGAAAAGCAAGGACGAACATACCACTGATTTCCTCGAAGCAATAAAAGGCATCAATACAATCATCATAGACGAAGTACACATGGCAAAAGCAGATGTACTGAAAAGATTATTAACAGGACCATTTGCACACTGTGGCATACGTTGGGGTCTCACAGGCACTGTTCCTAAAGCAGACTTTGAATTCATGGGCCTAAAATGTAGCATAGGAGAAGTTGCAAACAGGATACAGGCAAGTGAATTGCAAGACAAAGGTGTACTTGCAAACTGTCACGTGAATGTTTTACAGACACAGGATCACCCACAGTTCAAAACCTATGCAGAAGAACTGAAATGGCTAACTACGGATAGTACCAGGATGACCTGGGTGGCTAACACAATAAAAGATATTTCAACTTCGGGAAACACGTTAATTTTAGTAGACAGAATATCCGCGGGTGAAATACTCAATAAGAAGTTAAAGGACTCTGTGTTTATATCGGGGTCGACAAAAAACTTAGAAAGGAAAGAACACTACGATGAAGTGTCTACAACACAAAACAAAATCATTATTGCGACATATGGCGTCGCATCCGTTGGAATTAATATTCCTCGGATATTCAATCTTGTTCTTATTGAACCTGGGAAATCTTTCGTAAGGGTAATACAGAGCATAGGACGAGGTATTCGTAAAGCAGAAGACAAAGAGAACGTGCAGATTTGGGATATTACCAGTTCATGTAAATTTGCAAAAAGACACCTAGGTGCAAGGAAAAAGTTTTACAAAGAGGCCAATTACCCGTATAATATAGAGAAGATAGATTATGAAAATCCTTACATTAGACAATAGAACTTACACACTAGAAAAAATACCCGAATGGGTGGACGAGGATTTGAGATTCGCTGTGCTTGACAATTCGGATCCAAACGAACCGGACTTCTTCTACATACCATTAATATTTCTTGAAAGTTTCAATGCGCCGGCGGCGGTGTTAGAAATTGGAAAGTATAAAATTAAAATGCCTTTGGACTGGAAGATGCTGATCGGAGAGGCCGGGCAACAAGAGATGCATGTGCTACCAATAACAAGTTTGAACGACAGGGGGTTTGATGCTTTCACTTTCAATCCATTATCCAGTGCTAAACCAGACTTCATGCCCATAGATGTTGTGGACATATACACAGAGGTCAAATGGTACTTTCCAAAAATAAAGTCAGGACAGATGCTGGCGGTTCCGTTGAGAAACGGTCCTAAACCCATGTGTGCTTATTTTGTTAAGGATATTTCAAGGCAATGCGAACAGATAGATTATGGCTCAGTCTGGTAGGAGAACAATAAAGATAGAAGCACCCATCATGGTTACAAACGATAAGATAGCCGTGTGGATGGATCAAGGAGAATGGTGCAGGGATTTCTTTGATTGGCTCTCCAAGAACAAGTTAAACAACAAACTTTCAGGTTTACAACATATGCAGAGTAAAATAAAATTAACTTTTGTCACAGCACAAGACTGTACAATTTTTGGATTAAAATATGCCGGCAGAAAAAAATAGGAAATTTTTTGATTTAAGGAACGGATTAAAAGCCGTGGACTTCAGGAACAAGGATTACTTTGATCGTATAGACGACAAAGAGAAATCATTATACTCACCATATATGTTGATGAGGTATGTGTCTAGTTGTTCGTCCAAAGACCCATTCTTTGTTGAACACTACGTGGAGATGGTCAACGAGTGTGTGAACAAGCACTGCTTTACTCTAGGCAAACACAAGAAATTACTCTGGATACTAACGGCAATGTGCGGAACTTTGCAACAACAGTTTCATCCGTGGATCAAACCCATGAAGAGGGTGCCAAACAAAAGTTTGAAAAAACTGCAACAAATTTATCCAACTTGGAAAGAATCAGATCTCGAAACGCTAGACAAAGTGATAACAGACAGAGAACTAGAGGAACTGATTGAGGCCCATGGTATCGATGTATAAATGCACATACTGTGGCAAAGAGTTTGCCAAGGAACGTACACTGCAAGTGCATCTGTGCGAACCAAAGAGAAGATATCTACAACGAGACGAGAAGTGGGTGGTTAATGCATTCATGGTGTTCCAAAGATTCTATCAGATACATCAACACAATTCAAAACCCAAGACATACGAAGACTTTGTGAAAAGTTCTTACTACAACGCTTTTGTCAAGTTTGGACGATTCATCATGCACGTCAACCCCTTGTATCCTGAAAAGTACATAGAGTTTGTGCTGAGATCAAAAATTAAATTGGACCACTGGGCCAGAGATGACTTGTACGAAACATACTTGATCGAAGCACTGAAGTCAGAACCCGTGGAAGCCGCACTGCAAAGAAGTATTACAACAATGATGGATTGGGCGAACGAACAAAATGCACAATGGTCAGACTACTTCAGACTCGTGAATACGAACAGGGCAGTTGCACACATACAACAGGGAAAGATAAGTCCATGGTTGTTGCTAGGTTGCAACGCAGGCAAAAGGATGTTAAAATCATTTAACGACGAACAATTACAAATGATAGAAAGATTTATAAACCCAAGTTTCTGGCCAAGCAAGTTGAAAAGTTATCCTGCTGATCATATGCTGGTGCAGGACACAGCAAAGGAGGCCAAGATTGTCTAAGATTGATTTAGAAGTGTCTGACAACTTACAATTTGATGACGGCGACTGTGCCGTAATAATCAAAGAGGATGGATCCATAGGAAGAGTGATCATGCCAGACGTGAATAGGAAAATGATAGCGTCGGAAGGATATAAGAAACTGTTAGATGTCCTGGAAGTATTGCAACCAGGTTCACGTGATAAAATGATAAATTACGCCCAAAAAGGCAAAGGGAGTATGCACTAATGGGTAAACATCTAAAGACATCGATGGACGAAAAAGTGATAGAATATCTTGCTATAGAACTGTACAAGAAAGATCCTTTGAATTTTGTATTGAATAAATTTATGTCTATGAAAAACGAAGAGGGGTATAGTTTAACAAAAACTATTAACAAATTTAAAAAGACAGGTAAACATCCTGACCATTACAACACAGACGGTACTTGGAAGTACTCGAGTGGTAAGATAACATTCGAGGAGTTTAAACTTTAATGCCTGATGTTGACATAGACTTTTTTGACAGAGATGGGGTTTTGAAATTATTTAAGCACACCCCGGCATCGATGATCAAAGAAGACAAAACAGAAAAACACAAGACTGGAGTATACTTCCATGCTGTGCCTGAACATCCTGTTACAGGACATGCATCACTGGATTACAAGAATGCAGAGGATCGAGGGTATTTCAAAATAGACATGTTGAACGTTAATATTTACAAAAATATTAAATCAGAACAAGAACTTGTAGAACTGATGATACAGGAACCAGATTGGGATATGCTGAAGGATCCAAAGGTGGTCGAAAACCTTTTTCACCTGAATGGTCATTTCAACATAGTGTCCAAACTAGAACCTAAAACCATCGAACAACTTGCGGCTGTATTAGCAATCATACGTCCTGCTAAACGAGGACTGATGTACAAGGACTGGATCGACATAATGAAAGAGGTATGGGTCAAACCAACAGACGGCAGTTACTTTTTTAAGAAATCACATGCAGTTGCATATGCACAGGCAATTGTGGTGCAGATGAATTTGGTCAGCAGAGCTAAATATAGTTTTGATGCACCATCAAAAAACTAAGAAAAGAAAATCCAAAAAACGCAGTAAAAGAATCACCAAAAAAGATCGGTATGAGAACGCTTATGATCCTACCAACCCGTTGACAATATATTTTGCGAAGTATATCAATAAAGACGGAAAAGTTTAAATAGGTCTTCTTACTAACTGTATAGTTTTCCTTTTCACCCTTTTCTTCGAAATTTCAGAAAGTTTAACAGTAGGCCCATGAACTATTTCAACATCTTTAGAATTCAATGTGACTAATGTTGTCCTGAAATATCTGAACTCACCTTTTAGAAATATGTTTATTGGTAGTTTGCGATTCGACTCGTGCCACCAAGTTTCTCCACACTTGAGATATCTCATCTTGTCTTGGGATAGCATAAGTCTACCGTAATCATAGAAACTGATTACATTGACATCCTCATTTTGTACTATGCCCACAAACTCCAGATCGCCCTTTCTGATCAGGCTTAAAAAGGGGAACTTGTCCCTCAGTGTGTTAAAAATTTCGTTCATACTCTATCTATAAATACTGTTAAATATGTATTATGCAAACAGTACAAAGGTATTTAATAAATCAATTGGTAATTGCCTACATAAGTGGTTATCATGGAAGGAACTCAAAAGTGTACGATAGACGTCTAACATTACATAGAGGGGTATCAAATCCTATCTCATTCACGTTCAAAAATGAGGATCAGAAGCCACAAGACATTACTAGCAAGAAGTATACGCTGAATATTGTTGATACGGAGTCAAAGAAAAATGCCTTAACAAAGAGCCTCACAATACTAGACGACGGCTCGACTACCAGTGTGAAAGGTACCGCTAGTTGTACAATCACAGATGGCGATCTACTCAAACTTGATGCAAAATTTTACAATTATTCAGTGAGCGATGTAACCGATGAAAACAATCCTGAAGTAACCTATTCAAACACTGGATATGTTGCGGCAGGTACAATTGAACTACTCGACGGGGCATATGCTCAATTTACCGACAGCACATCTATTACTGCTTTTACACTTTCAAGTGACACATTTACATCAGGTGCAATAACTGGTAGACCGGGAATCAATAACAACACTGCTCTACATACCATTGCAATTTATCCTAGAGACTTTTCAGGAACAGTTAAAGTACAAGGTACCATGGTTGCAACAAGTCCTACAGATAATGATTACTTTGATATTACCACATCAACTCTATCAAGTTCGTCAAGTGTTTCATATGTGAACTTTACAGGTGTTTACCAAAACGTAAGATTCAAAGCGGTAAGATCCACAGGCACCACAGGCCGTGTTGACAAAATCCTATATAGACAGTAAAATATAGTTTATGAACCTGATCCAGAATACAATTCTGACAAGTCTACCTGCGGGTAGAAAGAAAACTCCCAGTGGGTGGATATCCTTCAATGCACCTTGTTGCGTACACAACGGTGAGACAGCAGACAAGAAGAAGCGTGGTGGCATAATGACAAGTGCAGATGGCACAGTGAGTTATCACTGTTTCAACTGTGGATTCAAAGCCAGTTATGTGATAGGACGTAAACTTACTTACAAGATGAGACAGTTCATGGGTTACATAGGTATACCTGACGACACCATTAGAAAACTAGCGATAGAAGCCATGCGTGAAGAAGAGGGAGATGTAAAATATGAGAAGAAAAAATTTGTTACATTCAAAAATAAAACACTACCCAAGAACACACATAAACTAGATGTATGGCTTGAGAAATACGTGGCAAACGATCTAACAGAACCACAATGGCAAAAAATAGACGGACTGCTGAAATATTTAGAAAGCAGAGGCATCGGCCCAGAGTGGTATGACTTTATGTACTCGCCCGATCAACACTGGGACGTGAACAAAAGATTGCTGATACCTTTTTACTGGAGAGGTGATATTGTTGGCTTCACCGGTAGAATGTTTGAGCAGTCCGACAAAGTCAAATACTACACAGACGTACAACCTGGCTATGTATTCAACATGGATGCACAGGACTGGACAAGGAAGTTTGTGATTGTCACTGAAGGACCGTTTGATGCCATATCCGTTTCTGGTGTTAGTATATTAGGATCAGAGATAAATGATGTACAGCGAGAGCTCATAGACGGACTTGGTAGAAAGGTAATTGTAGTACCGGACAGAGATGCTCCAGGAGAGAAACTGATTAACCAAGCAATAGATTTTGGATGGAGCGTTGCTTTTCCAGAATGGGACAAAACGGTTGGCGATGTGGCGGATGCTGTGTTAAAATATGGTAGACTGTTTACTATACAATCGATATTAAAAACAACAGAATCAAGTAAACTGAAAATTGATCTAAAGAGAAAAATACATGGCTGAATACACATTTGATGTACAGAAACTTTATATAGAGATGCTTCTTGCGGATGCAGAATCATTTGCTAGGGCACAGAACATATTCAAACCGGAATCGTTTGATCGTAAACTACAACCAATCGCCAAGTTTGTAAAAGACTACATGGACGAGTACAAGGTCATGCCGGAAGTTGACATAGTAAATGCATCGCACGATATAAAATTAAAGACAGCGAAGGATTTAGATCCAAGTCACTTCAATTGGTTGCTAGACGAATTCGAAACATTTTCTAGGCACAAGGCACTTGAACATGCAATACTACAATCAGCGGACTTGCTGGAGAAGGGCGACTATGCTCCTGTTGAGGACATGGTCAAGGAAGCGGTCAATGTGGGATTAACACGAGACCTAGGTACAGACTACTTTGAGGATCCGAAAGGAAGACTAGAGGCACTCAAGGCGAACAACGGACAGGTCAGCACTGGCTGGCAGAATCTCGACAAGAAACTATTCGGTGGATTTAACCGAGGAGAACTAAACATCTTTGCAGGTGGATCAGGCGCAGGTAAGAGTTTGTTCTTGCAGAATCTTGCGGTGAACTGGGCACAGGCTGGCCTGAACGTTTGTTACATATCTTTTGAGTTGAGTGAACAACTTACTGCCATGAGATTGGATGCAATGATGACAAACATTCCAACCAAGAAAGTGTTCCCGGAAATAGAAAACGTTGAGATGAAAGTGAAAATGTTGAAGAAGAAGTCAGGTAACTTACAGATCAAATACTTACCAAGTGGTAGCAACGTGTTGGATGTGAGGACGTATTTGAAAGAACTAGAGCTCAAGAACAAAAAGAATATAGACTGCATACTGATCGATTACTTGGATCTCATGATGCCTAAGAGCAAAAGAATAAGTCCGGCAGACTTGTTCATTAAAGACAAGTATGTGAGTGAGGAACTGAGAAACTTGGTCGTTGAGAAACAGTGTGTGTTGGCAACAGCATCACAGTTAAACAGGGCCAGCGTTGAAGAGATAGAGTTTGATCACAGTCACATCTCAGGTGGACTGTCCAAGATACAGACAGCAGACAATGTCATAGGTATATTCACATCGAGGGCAATGAAAGAACGTGGAAGATATCAAATACAGTTTATGAAGACCAGATCAAGTTCTGGGGTAGGACAGAAAGTGGACTTGGAGTTTGACGTAGATAGTTTAAGAATCAGGAGTCTGGATGAGGACGAGTCACAGAGTTACAACCAGCAGGGCAAAAATAAAATTTACGACTCGTTAAAGCAGACATCCAAAGTAACCAGTGGTGATACGTCTACTGATGCAAGGCTGGAGGTTCCAGACCCTCGTAAAGGTAATGCCCTGGGAGTTAAAGTTAAGGCCACAGTGGAGGGCGGTAAACTGAGACAACTATTGAACGAACTGCACTCAGATGAAGAACAGTAAAGACATCGAACACATTTACGAACAGTTAAGTTCACTATATCCAGAATACGCAAACGAGAAACCCAAAAATAAATTACGTCAAAGAGCATAACCAAAATAATGTACAGATCACGAGGAGAGACAGCAATAGTAGAATGCTACCCTAGAGACAACAAAGTGGTAAAACATTTTGTCCCCAGAAAGAAAAAATTCGGGCCGGGCCATGGCCCTTTGAGAGGATCGTTGGAAATGTGTTTTGCAAGGGAAGTGGAATGTCTACGAAGGCTCAAAGGAGAAGAACATTTCCCACAGTTGATTGACCATGACGTGAAGAATCTGACCATAGAGATGTCTTACGTGGGCCGGCCCTTCAGACACTTTGCTGATGACGACCGACAAAAATACATCGAACAGGTTGATCCCATAGTGGACACACTAACCAAACATCAAATAAAATTAGCGTACGAGTTGAATCCAAACGACGGTAAGATAGGATACATGCTTTCCATGATGATGATACAAGATGAGCTGTTGAACCTGATCGATTTCGAAAGGGCATGGCCTGTAGGATTTGAACAGGAGGGGAATATAAACAAGGCATTAACATCAAGTTTTGCTTATCATAATGATACAAAATTCAAATCCATGCTCAAAGAAACCATAATTACAGCAAACAGAGAAGACCCACCAAAAGGACAATATGAAGAAAAGTGAAGCAGAGAATCTCCATGCATGGGATCAATACCAACACAGCAAGTTAGGAAACAATGTCGAGGAAAGGATCAAACTGTTTGAACTGGAATCATACACAGGCACCGATAAGACTTTGTTGGACACAGGAGCCAATAACGGAAAGTTCACAGCAAAACTGGCACATCTTTTCCGTTCAGCAACAGCGGTAGAACCTTTTGCCGAGCCTGTATCACAGCCTGCCAATGTCACTTGGATCAAGAAAGGATTCAAAGATTTCTGTAAGTCGAACACACAGATGTTTGATGTAGTGTATTCTTTTGCGATGACCATACAAGTGGCCGATATAGATCTGATAGACACAGATACTATTGCAAAGGAATATTATGACCTCACTGCCAATGACGGAGTGCTCATATATGAGACTCAAAAACTATCCAAACCTAGACACAAAGATCATGCCGTGGCGATGATTGCTTCATTCAGAAAGATGTATGGCAAGGAATTTAGAGTAGGCAAGGGCAGATCCAGAGACACACGTACAGTACATTACTTCAAGAAATAGCGAAAGCGTAAATTACCAGAGATAGCGTAAAAAAAGAATAACGCGGAGCGTTAAAAAGCGTAAAGCCGACCTTGACCTTCTCAGATCTCCGCCGGCTTATACTGTGTTTAGATTAGAACGTGAACTTGATTCCAACAGCGGCATCCTGCGTATCTACGCCAGACGCTGGATCAGTCATCTCGAATGCACCGTACATGCTGAAGTTTTCACCGATCTTCTTCTCGGCTCCAACCGTTGTGTACGCGGCACCGTCCTCAACTTTACCGTAACCCACTGAGTAAGTTGTGTTATCTATCAGATGGCTGGCAACCACTTCATTGGCAGTTGTGGTAAGGTTGGTGGTTTCCGCATCCTTGATTGTGTGCGTATAGCCCACTGTGGTCACTGCTGACACGGCATATGTCAAGCCCGCACCCGTGTAGGTAACTTCATTGACTTTGTCATCTGTGTAAGCAACACCCACGTTCATGGCATCATTGATGTCCATGCTGGCCGCCGTCTCATAAACGTCAACACCTGACTTACCGGTCGTACCGTCCACTTTGATCATGTTGTCCAAAGTCACTGCACCAAACTGGTTAGAGTAGATCACTGTGTGTGAGTCCCTGCTGAACAGTTTCTGTGCGGCACCATTTCCGTATTCTGGGAATACATCTGTTTTAGATGTCACAGCACCTTTGAACACCGAGTTCTGTCTACCCGCTGATATTGTACCAGCAGTGCCCATGTCCACACCGGCGAAGGCCAGTTTTGAATCAAATGGGTTGGAACCCGAGTCATCCGCATCGATGTCCACTTCCAGTGTTGCGAATCCTTCAACGCCCTCTGACAGAGGTTGTGCGAAGTCCACACCGATGGCAGAACCGTTGTTCTCGGCCTTTGAGGTCGAAACGCCGTTGGCGTCCTCGTTGTTTGAAAGCATGTAGTTCAGTGAACCGTATACTTGCATGTCAGCCGCTTCCGCTGGAGCAGGTTTGAACACCCACCCTAGTACTCCTAGTGCTATTATAATAGCCACACCTAGGCCTACTTTTTTCTTTGTCATTTTCATTATTTTTTATCTCCTTATCGATAGTTTAATGAATGTGTGATCATCGGCCGATGATCACTCTGGATTGTAACGCATATTTATTGGTAAATGCAACCTTAATGTGTAGGATCTGGTAAAGTTTTTACAACCCATGACAGCACTGTAAATACTGCATCATGGGAATACACTACGATTACAAGAGCACCAGGGGTGCCAAGAAGATGCAGAAGCAACAGGAACGTGATGAACGCAGGCGGAGGAAAAAGCACACACCGGTTGAAAAACAAAAGGAGTACACTGTGCCAGAGGACGTGGTGCTGACCCTGGACATGATCACTGATCCTAACAAATGATAAACAAGAGATTATTCGAACACTACGGCATCGACACCAACAAGGACCTGAAGATCGAGAGCAGGTGTCCTCGTCCTAAGGATACTGTGCTGATCGACAAGATGGGGTCATGTTATGCTTGTGAGTGTACTGGTTGGTTGCCGCAGAGCATAGGCAATCTACAGATAAAATCACTAAAGGATATTATTGGCAGTGACATGCATCAACATCTACAAAGTTCCATCACAGATGGCACATATCGTTATTGCAACGAACATCAATGTTCATACATAAAGTCAGGTGCTGTATTGCATGGCCAGCCGGATCGCATACAACATTTAAGACTTGCCATCGATGACAGTTGTAATCTGCAGTGTCCCAGTTGTAGGAAAGGCATGATATTCCACAAGGAAGGTTCCGCATACAACTTGGGCATACGACTTGCTGACAAGATAAATGATTGGCTCTGCAACCATGAACATCCTATACAGGTACACATGGGATCGGACGGCGACCCGTTTGCTTCACACGTGTATAGACACTTCATGAAACAAACACCTGAAAGAGACAACATCAAATACTCCATACTGACCAACGGGCTCATGTACAAGGAGTCCATAGATCGCGTGCCGCACATCGCTCACAACCTCTCAAGGATCGGCGTCAGCATTGACGGTGCCTCGGCGGGGACCTATGAGAAATTGAGACTGGGTGGACGTTGGCACAAGATTTTAGAATCTCTGGAAGCCATAACAGCAGACAAGCGGAGACATGGTTTTGGCCTGGACTGGCACATGGTAGTGCAGAACGACAACTGGAAAGAGATGTCGGCCATGGCCGAAATGGCCACCAAGCACAATGTCGACCGACTGTTTCTCAACAAGATCGAGGACTGGAACACGGCTTTGGATCATAGCCTGCAGGACTTCATGTCGCACACCGGTTACAAAGAGGAGCTGGCCAGGGCCATGGAGTACCCTGTGGTGCGGAGTTGGACCTTATCTTAATTTTGATTTGAATTTCTGCAGGAATAGCTCAGCAAACCGCTTGTGGTGGTCAACACCGTAGTGCTCGCCGTCAGCGGCAAGGCTTGGGGTGTTGAATTGCTCACGCTGTTCGAACTTGTCCCAGTATGGCCAGCAGTTCTTTATTGTGTAGGTGTCTAACACATTGAGATTTGGAATGTGTTCATGATATGACTCTTGGGCAAAGCAATGGAACGTCTTACATTCATTCTGCTCAGCAAATTTTTCAACCAAGAAAACGTTTTTCAAGAAATTGTTTTTGTCTGTGTGTTCGTCCTCATCTTTGAGTACACTGTCATAACTGACCAAGTCTTTTGCATGTTCACCTAATCGTTCTCTCCTGCTCCAGAATGGCCAACACACTATGACTATACTAGGATGTATTACTTTCTGTGATCCGTACAGTATGCGAACAACTTTATCTCCACTTGCACCTGGTTGTCCTAGATTCCAATAACGCAAACGATCTGTGTTGTGTTTAGATAGATGTGCCACCCAGTGGCTGTCGTCGTCGAGACCAACACCATATGTGTGTGAACATCCTAACACCACAACGTTCTTCTTGCCATCGGGCATCGGATCCCAACTAGGACATCTGTAATCTCCTAGAGGTAGTTCACTGTCTGAGTACATTCCATACTTCATTACGTGGAACCTTCCGCTAATTTTAATTTTCTGTCTATCTGGTTTGCTATGTACAACTCCAAGAATCCCATCCTGCCTTTGCGACCAAATATGGTCGGATACTTCATCTTGGCCAACATAAGGTATTCCTCATCAGCGTACACATCTAGTCTGTTCTTACCTTTTGGATATTTGAAGTGTAGTGCTTTGTTTTTCCAAAGGTACTTGATCATTTTAGATTCATCTAACAACATCTGTTCTGCCAATCTTGGCGGTATATTTTCCTTGTGGTGTTTTATCTTCACTGAATAGAACTTCTTCATAACGTTTCTCTCATATGAGTAATTATTGCGTTGTTTGGCGTGCCCGGAAGGATTCGAACCTCCGACCCCAAGTTTAGGAAACTCGTATTCTATCCAACTGAACTACGGGCACTTGAGTGGTGGAGGATAGGAGAGTCGAACTCCTGACTCATCCATGCCATGGATGCGTGATCCCACTTCACCAATCCCCCAATCTAACCAATCACATGCGAGACCATTGACTTTTTTGGTGTGTATGGTAATTCTGGCATGTTTGGTTCATATGGTGCCGCTTCACGGATTCGAACCGCGGACCTACTGATTACAAATCAGTTGCTCTACCGGCTGAGCTAAAGCGGCGCCACAGTTAAAATATTACACTATAAACCCCGTCTAGTCTACCTGTTAAACGCACACAGACGCACGTACACGCATGGTAAAACGGATCTAGGATAAGTTATACATCGGCCCATAATACACGTGCATAAATGAACGTATGTAATATTAGCATATCTGACCTGTTGACAACGCATAAATAATCTATATAATAAAACTATGAGAGACACAAAAACAATAACATCACACATCAGCAAGTTCGTGCGTGAGTCTAAAGAGAAACTGCTCTTCAGGAACCTACGCAAGGAAGTGAATGTGGGTGCCAATGGCACGAGAGACTATGTGATCAAGAACGGTGAGAACGCCGGCAAAGTCGCATTGAAGGACAAGTTCCAATAGTCTGTATCAACACCAAATGTAAAAATCCTTATCTGGTGTAAATAACCAGAATGAAGAAAATCGAAGACCTTACAATCATGCTGTTACTGGTTTTACTGCTGGGTCTGGCATCCTGTGCCAAACCAAAAGTGGTGGACCAACAAAAACAACCAACCCTGATCGAGACCATAGGCAACATGGGCAAGGCAGGCAAGGCCATAGGTTGTGTGTTCGCTCCATGGAACAAGGAGTGTCAACGAATCAAAGATGAGAAGGCTCCTCACCAAACACAGGAAGAATACCTAGATGAAGTCAACAAAGAGTTTGACCAACTAGAAGAAGACATCCAAAAATCTAAAGTTGAATAAAGGGTTCACGGTCAAAGTCTAGACCTTCCAGTTCATCCGGCTTGCCCTTTGGGTAGGTAGGTTCTATGATGAACTCCTCTCCTGTCTCGTCGTTCTTGCATCCGGCCGCCAGCCAGTCGTAGTCAAAGTTCATGTCGTTGACGAAATCCCACATCACATCGTAAGTGCCACGAGTTGGATCCTGTTTGAGCAGTTCGGTCTTGCATTCTGCCATGGTATCAAACGTACGATCCATCTGGAACGTCTGTTGTGTGGCTATGGGGTCTTGGCCTATCAAATAGGCCAAGATCAGAAGTTTATACATATCAATTACTTAGGTAGGTGTACGCACTGTGCCTCTGTTGCATCTAGACCTTGATTTTTGTCGTACAACCATACGTATGAGTACGTTATGTTGTCATCATTTACGTGACATTTCTTTCCAAAACTCACGCTAGGGTTAGAAGGAACAGCACAACCTACCAATAAAAGAGATATTGCGATTGTTATAATTGTCTTCATAACAACGATTATAGCACATTTTACAGCGTTGTAAAGTGAATAAATACGTTTACCATTAACGAAATAAGGAGAACTATATGTTTTTAACAATTGGATTAGTAATAGGCTTCGTCGCTGGATGGTGGGTGAACGAGAAGTTCGAGGACCTAGCAAACGTGGGCAAGAAACTGATGTTCTGGAAGAAGTAATCACAATGACGGAGGGTGACCGATGTTTGGATGGATCAAACGATTGTACAAGAGATATGAGCGATTCACACTGGAACAGTATGACGTGTCACCCGTCGTCTATAAGATAGGCACCAAGAAGTACATCAAGAAGAAGCAGTTCAGCAAGAGCCCCGTGCCTCGCACAAGATACGAAAAATAATCAGTACCAATACTTTTTATTCAATTCTATGTTGTCAAATAATCTCTTCTGTGAGTTTTTGTAGGAACAGCCATTCCACCAGTCCTGTGCTTCTATGTCCATGCGACACAATTCACAGTCACCTATCACCCAGATGGGATCGTACCAAAGTGGCGTTCCCCGCCATGGCGTCAAGCAGTGGGTGTGATACCACACCGGCTTGCGGGTCATTATGTAGATCATCTTGCGCTTCTCAAGAGTGTACATAAAAGTACTTACTCTCGCGATGCGCAAGAAATAGTGTGCTATTAGTTGAAGGTCTTCTGTGATCCGAAGAACCTAGCGATCTTCGTGTACAGTTTAGAAACCCATTCAGGTCTCGGCACTGCCCATGTCACCGCAATCGCGCTGATCAGCAATCCCAGTTCCATCAGTTCGTGTAGTAAAAAACTCATGTTGTCTCCTAGTTGCGAATAGTTATTATTCGCAAGTACTTATTGTTGTTTCTGGGTATCAGTTTTTTTTTGAATTTTATAAAAATGCTTGAGATGATTGCGTATGTTGAACCTGCAATAGGTGCCGTCCCGCCAGTACATGTCGTACTTCTCATCCTTGTACTCCTCACCTTCGCCCATGGCTATGAATATCGTGTTGGTAGTCTTCAACTTCAGGTCCAAACACACACGCCGATACACATCGCTATACTTGTTGACCATATAATCTGGATTGAAACTTTTCATCTGGTGTAGTCCTATTGCTAGATTGAAACTGCTCAGCCAACGCCATTCGTAGAGTTTCTGTATGCCACCCACCCTGTGTTTGCTGAATATCATCCCGTTTCGCCATGCATCTGTTTTGAGGCTCTTGGTTGTGCTGAACGCAACCGCCTGTATGCAATCTCTTGCGAAGTCGAAGTCCAATCCACTGCAACAGCCAAACCAACATGCATCTATGAACACAGGTATGCCTAACTTATCACAGGTATCAAACGCTTCAAGCATTCTTTCATGTGTGCCACCGTTGCCACTGAATGGCAAACTGATCAGCAGTGCATCACCTTCCTGTAATGGATGGTCCTCTATGAATGGACATGCACCTTGACGCAGGTCCTTGTGATAAGGGTACTCCCCACGAAACACTTTACAGGTCAGATTGTTCCATTCACACCAGTAGTGCCACCAGTCCATTGCTTGGCTGGTTCCGTGTGTGACCACTTGGTTGGGGAAGGTGTCCAGACCTTCCACGGTGTTAAGTTTTGTGCTCATTATCCATTTGGGGAAGCGATCAACGTATTCGTCGATGTATCTAGGAATGTCTGTTGGATGAAACTTGTCTAGGGGATATGTCAATGCGTGATTGTATATCTCCATGTCCCAGATGCTGTATCCGGCCTTGTCAAACTCTGGTTGTTTCATTGCTACTGTGATTTATCGTCTTCGGCTCTGCTGATGATGACCTTGTCTACAAGTCCATAAGCAACCGACTCTTCGGCGTTCATGAACTTGTCTCTCTCCATGTCATCCTTTAACTTCTGTAAAGGTTGTCCGGTTGTCTTTTCGTATATCTCTGTGAGTTCTCGTTTCCATCTCAACAATTCGTTTGCTCTGATCTCAACGTCAGTGGCCTGTCCACTTGCACCACCCAGTGGTTGATGTATCATGTGCCTAGCGTGTGGTAGCATAAATCTCTTGCCCTTTGTACCCGCTGACGCTAGGAGTGAGCCCATGGAACATGCCTGGCCCACCACTATTGTTTGTATATCTGATCTAACATACTGCATGGTGTCATATATCGCCATGCCTGCCGTTACCAGTCCGCCCGGCGAATTGATATACAGTGTGATATCCTTCGAGGCATCTTGCGATTCCAAGAATAACAGTTGAGCACACAGCACTGAAGCGGTGTTCTCTTCTATCGGTCCTTCCAACATAATGATTCTATCCTTTAGAAGTCTACTAAAAATATCGTAACTTCTTTCGCCTTTGGATGTCTGTTCTATTACTATTGGTGTAAGTGGCATAGTCTTATTTTACACGATTACCGGCGATTGGTCAACCTTCATTGTCTAATAACTCTCTGAGGTTATCTTTAAGCACGTGTGCAATGGAATTTTTGTAATATGGTTTGATCGCCTTGTAGGTGTTGAACACTGCTTGGTCCTTGTACGGCGTTTGGAAATCAAAGTTCCAGTGCCTTTTCAAGATGTTGCGTTGTAGGCCAATGTCTGCCGTGTGTGCTAGTCTTGTTTCAAGTGGTAACTTCATTACTTCATATGATATGTTTAAGTCATGGTACAGACTGGATATCTCTGTATCTGTCTCCGTAGATATCTGTCGACAGTATAAGGTCCAATACAGTGTTTGAGGTATCAGCGAGTCTCGTATGTCTTCCGGGAAAGTGTATTGCCTGCTGACATGATCTAGGCCATCCTTTTCGTTGCTCCAATCTAAGTATGGGTACTGTTGTTGCAGTGTCCTTAACCCTTCTGGAGTATCTATGTTTCTCCTCGCGGAGTATGTGTTGTCTTGTGTCTTTAGGAAATCGTTGTACCTTTGCAGTAAATTCTCCTTGCCGTTTTGCAAAATGAGTTGGAATGCCTGTATTTCGATCATCTTTCTTCTCTTCAAGAACACTTCGTCGCCTCCCGCTCCATACATCATCATGTCTATAGGGACAGCGGAATTTTTTATTGTGCTGAATGTGGGCAACGTGTCAAAGTCAAGACAACTAGGATCTTGTGCTAGTTCTTTGCAGTACTCGTCCAATCTGTTTAGATCAAAGTGTTCAATCTCGATGTCCTTGAAGTGGTCTATTATTTTTTGTTTGTACTGTTCTGGCACCATGGACGGAACGAACTTGTACATGGATTTTGAATGCTTTTGATCTTTGAAGTACATGGTCTGTAAAACAGAATCTATGCCTTCACTCACTGTGCTGTGTATGTGCTTGTACTTGCTTTTAATTTTGTTGGCATGGTTGTTCATGCACTCGTGTATGTGATCTTCCAGTTGTGTCGCGTTGTCAAACTTGGATTTTTGCTTGAATGCATCACTGAAGTCTCTGTGATGATCTACCAGTTTAGTTCTATATACATTATCTGTTGCAGTCAACTGTGTGCCTGGTTCCAGCAAATAAACATTTTTGAATATGTTCGTATGTGCGGCCGGTTCATACTCCCTTGCTGACCTTCCTTGTAGGTCTAGTGTGTAGTCTGTCCAAGAGCCGGCACGTTGATTGGTCAGGTGTGGACGTGCTGTGTATTCATCGGGTACAGACATCCTTTTGTTTGATTCTACAACATCTATGTCTTTCCTTGCTAATGACAGCAGACCAAAGTTGTTTGTTATCTCAATAAGTTCGTCCTTTTGGTGTGCAAACACTTTGTACCTCGCGAAGTAGTCCACGATCACATCCATCCTGTCTGGTGATAGTCGGATCGCGGTAAATGAGCCGTTTGCTCTAGCCAGCGTGTCGAAGTCCTCGATTATCCTTGTTTCTAGGTCGCCGTCTATGAGGTACCCAAAGTATATGAACATGTCTCCACCATGTCTGGTAATCCTACACTTGCTGTCAGCGAAGTAGTGCCACTTGCCGAACTTGTTGCCCGTCTCTGTCTTGTTTGATATGAAGAATTTCATCTCTTGTTCCTTATCAACCACCATTGCATCAGTTTCAGCAGTGCGTCCGATCCCACTGTCTGCTTGACTTCTTCGTCCTGTGCTGTGACTTTCACTGTTTCGAATTCTGCGTGTGCCAGGAAGTTCTCTATGTAACCTCTGCTCTTGGTCCACCTTATCTCGGAAACTTCGTTTGGCTCTGGCTGTCCGCTGTCAGTCAGCCTGTACCCTGTGTCGGGGTCTACCTTGTCCTTGGCCACTGGGTCTAGTCCTGAACGCACTGTGGCGTTGGGCACCCTGTACTGTACAGTGTAGCCCTTGGCTTCTTTGTCCTTGTGCTGGTCTATCCACTGTTTCAACTCATCGCTTGGTTGTAACCATTCGTCTGGGAACGCCGCCGTCTGCATTATGATCCATTCCACACCGGAGTTTCGTATGTCATACATCAGTCTCTCCCACTGTACCAGGCTCTCCTGGCTCATCAACAGCACTGTGTCTATGCTGTGTTGTTCTATCAGTCTGCCTGCGTCTGTGTCATAGCCCTGCACAAACTCCATGGGCAGTGCGTGTTCCTGGGCGAAAGCGTTCAGTCCTTTTGTGAACATGCCGCGAGGTTCCAGTCCCACCACGTGTTCGGCGCCGTGCCTGTGTGCCATGTAACTCCATAATCCGTGGTTGCAACCTATGTCCAAGACCCGCTTGCCTTTGATTGCCTGTTCCATGTCCACTATGTTGTGCTGGTACTTCATCAGCAGTGCGTCCTGTGGTTCATGGTTCTCCACCATGGCTGTCGCGTCTGGTCCCCACACGTGTTGTGCCATCGATCGCAGGTGTGCTGGATCCATGTGTTCGTTCCATGTGTCCAGTGTGTTAGGCAAATCCAACTCCGTAGTGATTGGTGTGTGCCGGTACGCCTATGTTGTATCTCCATGTGCCCGGGTGTGTCATGTTCAGTTCCCCTTGAATCTCATTGTTGGGTTCATCCCATCTGTGGTATACGCCATCGTACATGGGTCTGCCCATGGGCATTCCCTGTATGTGCATCTGCACTACCTCCAGTGTGCCCTGTGCGTCCGCCGTGGACTTGTAGTGCAAGAACACCGTGTGCTGTCCCTCCTCGAGGTCCGCCGTCACTGTGATCCTGTGCTGTTCCTGGTCCTGCGTGAATTGGTGTTCTGCTCTGCTGTCCCCCAGTCTCATCTTGACCCCGGGTGCCGTCTGTGCCTGTGAGAATCGTGCTCTCACGGTCAGTGATACTGTTGTGGGGTGTGACATATAAGGGTATTTAATGTTGGGTCGCACCGTGGACCAAATATGCTGTTATAACTGGATGTGTGCCACTAGGACACGTATGTGTCAGGACAGGTTGGCTAGCATGTCTTCTAGCTCTTTGTTGGGCATCAGTTTATGTTGTTTCATGAACTCCTCCACGTCCCTGTTGGGTGTGAACATCGATCTGGGGTAGGCCGCTATGCCGGGTGTGCTCCACAGTGATTGATCGTCTTTGTCCTGCTCCCTCATCCACAGCACGCCCCCTACTCCAAATTTTGCATGGAAGTCCTTAACCATCTGCCTGTCCGACAGAAACTCCCGCCACGACATGGGTTGTCTCCATGAATGCGTGACCCGACCGTCCACACACAGCATCTGACATCGCAACAGTTTCGTTAGGTCCTTCACCGCGGGTTGCAGTGACCATTCCTCCCTCGCCCATGACACGAGAGTGCATCCGGGATCGTTGTAGGTCTCTACAGCTAGGTCGTGTGCGGCCATCATGATGTGTAGCATGGGGTTGTTGCCGCTCGACACCAGGACCACCCGGTGGCCGAGGCTGTGCATGTATTTGTAGAGTCCTATCTCACCCGCCGGGACGCAGGCGTGTGCGACAATCACCGGCTCCGTGCCGATAACGTCGGCAAAACTGTGTTCCTTTGAATTGCTGTCCGTTACCGCGAAGTCATGCATACGCACGAGTTTACTATGATTTTCTGATTCTGTCTACCAGGTCATTGCCGAAGAACTTGGCGAACTTGTCAGTCACTGGGACCAACTTGGCACGCAGTTTCTCTGACTCGGCTTCTGACAGGTCACCTATGCTCTCGATGCCTCTCTCGGCCTGTTTGCTCACGTCGTTCTTGATCTCGTCAGCGTCAGCCACACTCTTGATCCTCTCTGCTCTCGCACAGATCTTGGCCGCTTCCTTGAAATTCATTTGTTCGTCAACGCTCATCCCTTGCCACATCTCGTCGTTCATGAGTATGGTGGTCAGGTACATTGAGTGGTTTGTGTTGATCACGTGCTTCTGTGATGCCGACGCTTCCACGTGGTATCTCGGTAGAGTGGTCTGTGTTGTGTTGGCGTCAGAGTCCTTGGAACTCATGCCCAACGCTTTGAACGTTTCCGCGAACACTGGTGATCTAACGTACTTGGCGGTCATGCTGGCGAAGTCCTCGACTGTCACCACTGGCTTGTCTGATGCCATGCACTTGTAACCACCCGAGTAAGTGAAACTCAGGCTCCTCACGTTCAGCTTGTCGTGTACGTGTGATCTCAACTCATCTCCGATCTCGCCCTCCAGCACCCTAGTGCAGTGGTCGTGATCCTTGAATAGGAATGGCAACGCCAGTGCGAAGAAATCCGTGGCATCCATCTGTGCCAGCGAGTTGGTGTAGAGTTGACTCATCTGCACCCTTCCTGCCCTCAGTTCAGCCATGGGATCGGTGGGTTTGCCGTTGTTGTACATGTCGTTGTATTCGTCCAGTTTTAAAATCTCTATCTCGTATTTGTCACCGGTCAACTTGTTGATCTCTTCACCGAAATGCTCGGCAGTCCTAATGAACAGTTCAGCTGGCTCGTGGAACAGTAGCCATGTTAGTTTCTTCTTGTCATTCATTGTTAAATTCTCCTTGCAAGTTTACTAGCGTATTTATGGAGCATGCGGCCTAGACCCGCAGTTATCACACCGGAGGTCGTGCATGGCGTTGGGTGACTTCCACTCTCGCATCCAGTCACCCATGGTTGCCACGTATCCGATACAGGGCAATTATAACATGCCCCCGACCGGGTATGCTACCGTTATTTTTTCCTGTGCGTAAATTTTTGCAACTGCCGGTACAGGTCCCGATGGGGTTTTTGGCCCGCCCTAGGGCGTGCTAGACCTTTTTTTGAGGTAAATATCAATTATGCGGGAATCCCTGTATCAAAATATTTTCCATCGTGACTGTGAAGATCCAAAAAAAACCTGGACCAAGAATAGACACAATGTCACTTATGCTATAGGCATGCTACTGCCGTTGCTCACAACAAAGACGTACTTCGACGTGGGTGCCAACATCGGTGTACATGCTTGGTTGTGCAATCAATTTGACGTGGATGTCTACTGTTTTGAACCAAATCCTGCTCTCAACAAGTACATCCGGTGGAATTCGAGACCCAAACAACTTTTCAATGTCGCGGTGGGTGATTACAACGGCACAGCACATTTCACCACCAAAGCCCAATCGCCCGGGAATCATGTGATAAAAAACAAGAGTGCCGACAGCACGACGGTCGACATTAGAAAAATCGACGACATGACATTACCCCCGCCGGGCATGATAAAATTCGACGTCGAGGGGCACGAGACATCCGCCATCAAGGGAGCATCCGCCACAATTACTAAATTTCATCCATGGATAGTCGTGGAAGACAAATTCACCAGGGCAGAGGTCCACACGGCCCTGACAGAACTGGACTACACAAAACACAGCCAATGGACCAAGGACAGCATCTGGCACCACCGCAACAATCCCATCACGGTAGAAACCATGGTGTTACCACCAATTGACAGGGATCTAAGAAAATTATCACCAAAAGATTGGCAATGGTAGCGCCACACCCTGGGCCCTAGTACTAGGGTAGCGGATGTTGGCTTTGATCATGCTCAACCAGTAGATCCGTCACACGCTGGATCTCTGACTGTATGTGTTGGATGTCCGAGTACACCACCGGGCGTTGATCCGCCGTCACATACTCCAATTGATGTAGCAACTCCCACATGTTCATGTACAACATCTGCAACTCCTCCCTGAGTTGGAAAACAGCGAACGTGTTCTCATGGAAAGCGATCGCACACACGATCATTAGGCAATAGATCACGATTGTACGCACGAGCATACAGTTATTTAATGAGTAGATCTGGATCTATGTCTGCTTTTGCCACGGGACACACCTGGCAGATGTCTGCTGTTGATTCCAGGTGATCATGCAGTGTGTCAGCAGATTCTGGGTCCAACTGCACATACGCACGATGCGTCAGGGAGTCCCTTTGACACATGACGTAGTAGTACTGCATGGCGTATTTACTAGTCAGGCGTGTTGTCCTTCCGTGCGGGTGGCCACCAACGCCCATGACGATAGTGCTGTCTCGTACCTGACTTCAAGAGCCTGCCTTTGTTGGCGGGTCGTGATCTCTTGTATCTGGGTGCTTTGTACACTGTGCGTTTGGGTCGTTTGAATCGGTAAGGCCTGTATGGCTTGTGCGTCGTGCGTCTAGATCTGCCACCCTTGCCTGTGTCGAAATACGCACCCAGCACTATAATGGCTATGATCAGATACAAGGCCCATAACCAGTACGCACTCACAATGAATGCTACCAGCAGGATCCACTTCAAAGGTGACATACGCCATTATAGCACAGTTACACGATCTGTCGACCTGGGTATACGAGGGTAAAATTTCTGCTGTTATTTTTTTTATATAGGGGGTATTTTATCATTGCCCTACCAGTTTTACCACCATGCTCACTAACGGCTATGCGACCGAAGAAAAACTTTTTCAGAAAATCTTTTCGACACCGACCCTGATGGTGTGTGCCACTTCTGATGGTGTGTGACCATTCTATGCTGTTATAACCCCAGCCAACGATCTATCCTGCCCGTGACCACCAGCCACATCACTACGACTGCCATGGCCACCACTGCCCTCAGTGTCCACAAGGATATAGTGTCCCAATCATCTGGCTTGTTCATATCTACTATTTAAATCAATGCCCTGTCCCCTTGGTCGCGGAGGTCGAGTTTGGTAAAGGAGTTGTACGGTAGGTTCCGACCCAGATCCGGGGCATGGTAATGAATGGTAGACCAAACCTAATCCACCAAGGGTTGGGCATGTGCGGAGTGGTAAGCGATGGTAATCGCCACAGGCACCAAACCAAAACCACCAATGGATTACGCCACCCATGCGTGAGATCCGGTAGGGATTGGTAGAACCAGAACGGCGTACAGAATGCCGCGGGCCTGCAGACATTACCATGTGTTACCAGCCGCGGAGTTAAATACACACACAATGATCGCAACAGTGATATTCCTCGTGGTGATAGTGGGCCTACTTGGCTCGGCCCGATACCTCAGGAACACCCTCCGAAAGAAGTAAAGCCACCCCGACCGACTGCAGGATCGAATGCGGCAGACTGCTCGTGTCCCCATCCTGGCCATGGTGCCCTCACCCCACGATCTGGCCATACGACAGGCTTGACCCAATAAGCGACAGCGAAGCGTCAGTTTGGTAACGAAAAATCCTAAGGATGGCAGGCATAGCGAAAATGCTCCATGCCCATAAACCACATTAAGACCCTACTGTTCCGCCCACATCTAAATAGTCGTATGCCCACAGAAAGAGAACAATCCCGGCTCAACGATCTGGGTCACGACGTGGCCAAGTACAAGCACGACCATTCCACATTCCGTCTACACTTCCTGAACCATATGGATCAGATGCGTCAGTGTCCTGGCTGTACGGCCATCCGGATAGGTGTCATACTATTAGCCCTATATGGCCTATACTCATTATTCTTTTAATCGTATAAGCGCCGTCCATAAGAGCATATCAATAGGAGTACAATAAGAACTCTATCTAGGGTAAGCCGCGATCAATAGAACAATTAGTATAGGGTAGGGCTAGGTGTCAAAAATTCTGCTACGCAAATCTTCGCAGAAGATTAGTTGGCATAAGCCCGGATTACCAAGCACGAACATCTCGTGAAAATTTTTGCGGACGCATCGCCTTCCAGGCGCGGGCCGACTCTGACCCTTACCAATTACCAGATCGAGTGGTCACAAAAAAAGGGCGATATGATTAGTACCGCCCCCGTGGTGTTGATTAGTGTCTAGTGGGAGAATTCGATTACAGTCTGCCCAACTCAAAACCCTTTGGTCTTGCTTTCTTCTTGACCGTGACTGCCTGGGGTCGGTTCCCCTTCACAGCCGAATAGATCAGGTGCAAAGGGATCGTTGCCATCAAGAATATGAAGCCCGTGAAAACGATCGCGATGATGTGTAGTAGGATGAATAAGAAATGTCCCATCGTGATCCTCCTACAAGTGTGTCAGGCAGTTTGAATATACCGCTCTGCCATATGAGTCGGGTGACATATTGCTTTCAAAGGCAACCGCTATCACGCCAGCCAAATATGTTTGATGTGACACCGTCAATCCCACTAGATTTGGTTCCATGATCGCAATCGCTTGATCCAGGGTGCCACCCACTTGTTTGAACTTCATGACCTCCACACCCATCAGCTCTACCATTTGACAGGCCTGTGTCTTTGTCATGGCCTGTGCAGATGTACTCAATCCTGCCAATATTGCTATTGTTAATATGATTTTCTTCATTTTGTTCGTTCTCCCTTTTGTTAAGTTATTCAATATAATAGCATATCTGGTAATACCGTCAACCTCGGAAAATGCCCATAAATACTGCCATATAACAAAGGATATCCACCATGAAACGACTATTATCAATCATGGCATTTGGCCTGTTGGTCGCCTGTTCCACTCCCGCGAGTGCGAACGATGTGGCCGATGATGGCAAGTGCTTGGACGACATCAAACACTACAATCACCTGGTGAAGACCACTTCAGCATCAGATGAGGACCGGGCCGCCGCCATAGTGAAGAGGGACGAAGGTTCCAACCACTGGGCCACAGGTGACAAGGAAGAGTGTGAGACTGCCTATCAGGCCGCTTGGGCATTGATAGACTGATCAGAAAAAACCCCCATTAAACTATTACATCTAACGGGGGCCATTCTTCAGAGGGAGGTCCAAAGAATTCTTTTAGAGTGTGTTGCCAGGTCCTCCCGTCAGCAACACGATCAGGGTGAACACGGTGGCGAATACTACCAGCTCAAGGCCCATAATATCCCTCCAAGGTTGCCTATCAGGCTCAGTGCTATTATGATCAGACTGGCTATCCATTGCTGTCTGTTCATGGTTGGATCCCTATGGCGGTCGACAGTATCAACACCGTCACGGTGACTATTATCACTGCATATATCCATGGGATTGCATCCGCCCAAATGTCCCGGATGTATTGTAAGAACATCCACATACTAGGCTCCAGGCCTCATACAGGTGCTTCTGGCGAGATCCTGGTAGCCCTCGGGCTTCATCTTCCAGAGGTCTGCTATCTTCAGCACCATTCTCAGACTGATCTCTCTCAACTTGTGCTTGTTCTCGAATATGAACTGGATCAGCTCTTCCTGTGCCGCCTGGGGCATCTGGTACTTCTCCAACATTCCCTGTCCACATATCTGTCTGATACGAAGCATACGATCTCGCATTGAATCGATGGTCAAATCCAAATAATGGCATCTGCTCTGTAGGGCCTGTAGATGGTCCTGTAGTTTCTTGGATTTCACATTGTCGAACTTGATGTTCGTTATGAACACCACCCCACCATTGAACTCGAATGAATTGGGCATACCCTCCGCCATCAGCGTTCTAGATTCTGTGTTCCAACACAGGGTTCTCTTCTTGCCCGTGTCCAATGCGGCCTTCAATAGATTCAAAGCCAAGTCATCATACAGTATGGCATCACAGTCATCGAAGCAGACCACATGACCCTTCGTACTGTGTTCGTAGAGCTTCTTGTATAGGCCTATGGCACTCATGGCACCCTTGACAACTTCGAACTTCCGTTGCGAGCCTGCTATGTCATCGAACATGGATCGCTTCTCCAGTGCCCGTTCAACACCGTAAGATTTACCTATGCCCGGAGGTCCTGACACTATCATCGCTCTGACCTTGGATGTGGATACCGCTTCTGCCATCTCATCCAGTATAGAGAATCTGGCCGCGATCCGCTCTATCGCCTGCTCATCCGTCTCCGCACCTTCTGTGGCTGTGACCGTTTCTGTCTCGTTTTCTAACTCGTCCCTGCTGATCTGAAATGCACCTTCAGTGGTCAGTGTCAGATCCGTTATGGCAGGCACATTTATACGAGCCTTGTTCAGTCCCTCAAAGCCATCCAGCTCTGAGCAATCCACGGTGATGAATCCACCTTCCTTGCCTTCGAACCTTTGGTAATCTTTGAGGATCGGGAATATCCTACCGCTCATGTCTTGATTACGATAAGACCCCTTGTCTACTTTTATATATTTTTTGATCATTTGTTTCCTCCCTTGTAAATTAAATGATATATTGTATTATAACACATCTTCAAATCCAGTCTACTCCATTTGGTAAAATAAGATTGGGTGGAGGGAGTTGAAGTCCCCACCCAATCCGATCCATCATTAGTTCTTGATGAATTTTGCTTTCAGTCTGGCGAACTGCAACTTGGCGTCTGCCCAACTGTTCTTTTGGTACTCCTTGGCGTCTGCCCACTCGTTAGAGATATGACTGGCCACCTTGCCTGGGACAGAAGCGAACGCCTCTATGGTCTCCTGGGGGGTGTAGGTCTTCTCCTCCGACTTGGCAATGCCCGTGATCAACATGAATGCCAATGCTATCACGATGATCATCGAATATTCTTTTATCTTGTTCATGTGTACCTTTCTACTCAACATCCGTTGAATCCTTTTTGGTTTTATCCTTGCCTGATCCCAGGGTGTCCCAGAACTTGTCCAGGGCCTGTAATGGTGGATTGATCTTCTTGTTTCCAACCGTGCAACCCATCAAGGTCACAGCGATCAAGATCAATACAGCAACGGTCAGCAACTTGAACTTCCGTCTCCATATCATCTTCCTGATGTCACTAGGTGTGTTTCCATATATAAGCATCAGTCTAATAATACCCCGTATTCTTCGGGATAGTGTTCTATGAACCAGTCGATGCCCTTCTGCATCATGTCATAGTCTTCCAACATCTCCGCCCCCTTGATGCAATCATACACCGCGACTGCCGTAGGCTGTAAGGTCACCTTCTGCTTGGAGAATGGGTTCTCCACTTCCACAGGCTTCGTGTCTATTATTTCCACCTCGAATGGCGGGTTTGGTTCTTTAGTCAAGTCCATGTATCTTCTCCCTCGCTTTCTTTTCTTGTTCTTGTTTGATCCTGTTGTCTTCCATGGCGTTCACAGTCAGGTACATGATCGTCCCTGCTATGGCCATCACAACCAATCCTGTCATCAACATTCCCAATCCGGTCTCCAATGTAAAGGTGCCCATTATACCTTCTCCTCTTCCAGGTTATGGATAGGGTCATCCTCGTATGGCGTGAACTCAAACTCCGAACACTCATACAGGTTATACCACTGCTCTTCTATGGCCTTGTATTCTTCTATCAGTTCCGAAGAGTCCATCTTGTGGAAGCCTTTGAATCCACCTTCAAGTAGGTAGGTCAGTGTGTCATAGTCACCACTCTTGTAATCCTTGTAGATGTTTGATATCTCTACCTGTAGGCATCTCTCTGACATCACATAAGGAGTCAGTTTCATCGCCCTCGAATCTTCATACAAGAAGTCTTCGTGTCTATCAAAAATTATATCTGTTAATCTAGTTCCAGTCATTAAAATGGTACCTCCGATAAGTTAGAGTTCGCAACCTTGTCTGCCTTCTCTTCCTGTTTCCATCTGTATTCATCTTCAGTCCATTCAGGATCTTCGTAGTTCTCGAAGTGCTGATCTGTGTCTATGTCTCTGTCTTCATATGGTACACATTCTGCCACCTTCTTTGTGAAGTCACCATTCTCTGAACTGTAATCTATGTTATGATCTTGGGCATATACTTCTACAGGCTCATCACCGTAGTATCCTTCTTGCCATTCAATCCGTTCAATACCACCGTGCTCTGATACAGCCGACTCTGCCTCGTCTTTGCTATTGGCGACCACATCATATTCAACATAGGCTGTATATGATCTTCTTACTCTAAATTTTTGCTTACCGATGTCCTTGTGTGGATCATCCTTTTTGTAAGTACCGTCTATTATTTTTATTTCTTCTGACATATTCAACTCCTTTTTATATTAATTTTAACATGGATTACCAATGCGTCAACCTACCTATACAACCCTTAATCTTGTGTCATTTAGGTTCAATTCCTCGGATTGTGCCATCACTCTCGGAAAGCATTTCTTACAGAATTGCACCGGTATGATCCCTAACATTCCCACCAATGTAGATGGCTTTTCATGTTTGAAATCCTTGTAGCATACCGAACATTCGTGCTTGGATCCCTTCCTCGCTTTAACAGTCTTCTTCATCAGAATCCCTCCGCGAACATGACCCTTGCACCTGGAAATCTGCTCTCCACGATCTGCTTGGCCTCAGATGCCGTTCTGCCATCCTCCGCCACCTTCATTGGGCCTTTGCCTGTTATGGTCACCCAAAAATAGTAAGTCTTCATATTAGTTTTCTCCCTTCGTTGTTTTAGTGTAGGCCGTTATGCTGTCGCAACATTTAAGAGACTGCCGATATTCTCCACCTACATAATTCATTATACTACACATTACCAAACCGTCAACCTCGCATCCTGTAGGGCGTTCTCTATGGCCTTCCTCTTGCCCTCTTCAGTGTTGCCCTCTCGTGGTGTGTATCTATAGGTCCAGTCTGGATAGCCCTCGCCATCCGTGTGTCCCCTTGGGTACTTCTGGCCGTTGATCCTGATCTGCCAACCCTTCACATTGACCATGTCTAGGTCATCGTTGTAGTTGCTCCTTCGGTTCCAGTAATCCGTGTCCGTCCACTCCGCCTGTATCTTGAGTGGTAGTCCGCTGGTTGATATCGCCTTCATCATGACGCCTCCCTCACATAGATCGCGAACCTGTCCGCCTGTGCCTTGTGGCAGTAGGCTGTGGGTCTACGGTATGTCTCCGAACTTGATCCTCG